GCCGGCTGGCCGTGCTGGAAGCTGAGGTCCTACGCCTGGGAGCGCTCATGCGCAACGCGCACATGAGTGTTGCCAAACGACGCAAGGCCGAGGCTGAGGCCGCCGCCGTCGCCGCCGAAAAGATCGCAAGGACGCCGCCCGCCCCGGAACTCACCCCTGTGCCCGATTCGTTGGACAAGGCGCAGGCGCAGCAAAACGGTGCGGCGAAGTGAGGCTCTCGGCGTACTTCGACAGTTCCGAGTTCGACTGCCACGACGGCACCGAGGTTCCCGATGAGTTGATGGGCAACCTCGTTCGCCTGGGAGAGGCCCTCACGTACATTCGGCTGAACGCTGGTGTTCCCCTGGCTGTAATCAGCGGCTATCGGACGAAAGCCTGGAACGACCGCGTGGGTGGGGTGGACGACTCGGCCCACATGACCGCGGAGGCCGCTGACGTGCGCCCGGGACGGGGGATGACGCCCGCGGAGTTGCACACGCTCATCCTGGCTCACCATAAGGCGGGCCGCCTGCCTCTGATCGGCGGGTTGGGACTATACAAGACCTGGGTCCACGTGGACGTGCGCAAGGCCGCTGACGGTCACCTGCGCCGATGGACCGGGAAGGGTATCGGTAGCGAGCAGTGAACGGCTGGGCCAACGCTTGGAACGAGGCTGCCAAGCTCGCCGCCTGGGCCGCAGCAGCCGGGTACTCGGCCAGCAAGGTTCGCGACGTCCCGCCTGAGCGGGTGGACTTGATGCGCAGGATGCTCGACGCCGTTAAAAGAGCTGACCCGCTCGCGTTCAACGAGGTGATCTGCACCGAGCACGCCCAACATGCAGCCAATGGGGTTGCCGAGGTGGTGGGGCTGCGGGCCGAAGTAGAGACTGCGCGGGCCCACCGGCAGCCGCTGACCGACGACGATCCAACGGACCCGGTGCGGATTATTCCGCCGCCCGAGGCGAAAGGACCGACCAAATGAAATACCAAGTTTGGACGAAGCGAGCGCTACTGATTTGGGTGCCGTGCTGCCTGCTGTTGGGGCTGCTGCCCCCGGTGGCGTCTGCGGTCGCGCTGATCAACGGCCGCGACCTCCCCTGGCACTTCGTCCTGGCCTGCGCGCTGATGCCGCTGGTGACCGGGTTTATCGTGTGGAGGTTTCACCAGCGTGGCGCACGCATTCGCGACAGCATCGACGCGTACATCGGCAACGGGACCAGGCTGGTCATCGACGTCCCATACATGAGCCAGGAAGAGATCGCCGCCGTAGAAGCTGGGCTGGTCCAGGCACAGCTCCAGTGCGCAAAGGCCCTGGGCTCCAACAAGGTGTTTACCGCCCACGACAAGGCCTGGGTGATCGTGCGCTCCGAGGTGCTGCTACACACCGCCGGGAAGAAGGTCAAGGTCGGCGGCCTGACCTACCTGACCTCCATGGTCCTGGAATACACGACCGACTTGAAGCTGTTGCAGGACCGCGCCCGGCACGAGGGGTGTCACGCGATTCTGAACCGGATGGGGCGGGTCGACTGGACGGGCGACGACCACCACCAGACGTACCCGGAGCTGTTCCGCTGACCGCCCTCCGCTGGGCCCTGCTCGCCTACCTGCTGACTGGGCTGGTGTGCGGCTGTGCATGGAGCAAGCGCGTTCACCGTGACACCACTAGCGAGGTCAACAAGGCGTGGGTAGAGAAGAAGGAAGAGACGACAGTAAAAGAAAAGGTGGTCGAAGAGAAAAAGAAAACGAACGCGAAACGTCGCGTAACGACCTATCATCCCGACGGTCGGATAACCGTGGACGAGAACCTGTCCGTAACCGTATCGGACTTGCGCGCTTACGAAACCGAGACCGCGAGGCGCACGGCTGCCGTCAACGCTGAGGTGAAGCAGAAGGAAAAGGTAGTGGTGGACGTTGACAAGAGGACCAAACCGGCCGGTTTCAGCTTCCCGTGGTGGGTCTGGTTGATCATCGCCGTTGTTATTCTCGTATTGGTCGGCCGCGTTGTGCTTCGGCGTTTTCCTTCGCTGTCCGTGCCAAGTATCGTTCGTGCGCTAGTTTCTCGATTCGCTCGTATGCGGCGATAGATTCCTTTAGGTTGTAGATTCGAAGCTCTGCAGCAGCAATTTTTCGCTCCAGCGCACGTAACCCTTCTGCGCAGACATGACCGCTTATCTTCCCGCCACAAGAATCGCACCGTCCTTTGGGCATTAGCGATCTACTTTGATAAAGGTCGCTTCTGGTACAGCCTGAGCCCACATCGCCTGAACGTCGCTCGAACGATATCCCCAGTAGTAGAAGGCGCATGTAACTGTTACGGCTGTGTCGCGCAACTTGCCTTTTCTGTCCTTGGCCTGTGCCCGGCCCCAAGAACCGTTTTCCTTCCGTTCCAGGAAGTACGGCCGGTAGGGCAGGACGCAGACCTTGTCGGCCGACCGCTGCAGTTGTCGGCACCACTTTGTGTCCAGCCGGTGAGGGGCCAAGACAACCATTTCGTTCAGGCCGTACTTCGGATTTGCGACGTGCGTTCCTTCTCGACACAGAAGCGTCGCCACCTTCGCCAGCGAATAGCCCCAGGTTGGGTTCACGAAGATAAGGCCCTGCGCTTGTGCGAATACCCCTTCGGGCAGCATGAACACGTCATCTACACCGACGTTTCCACAGCCCCTCGGGTCGATAAACCACCTCGCGCCGGTGGGGTTATCCGAATCAGTCATCGGGTCGAATAGGATCGGCCCCAGCAGGCGCACCAAATCAAGCTCGCGCTTGTCTGTGCGCCAGTTCTGATTTTTTGACGAGTTAAGGGTTTGGGACGCTTTTGACACGGAACCGTCTCCAGCAGGCGTACAAGTCCAGCGTGGTGTAGCAGCACGAGGTGGCGATGTAGGCAGCGTGCCCGGCGGTGAACGCTGTGGTCATCCAAAGTGGCGCCGCAACCAGCCGGATGATCCACCCGTGCCGGCTTCCGTGCGCGGCCATTGCGTGCCCAACTAGGGAAATGGCCAGCGCCAGGAATCCGAACCAATTGCTCATCGGTCGTCGCCCGATCCTTGCAGTGTTCCAGCTGTCTTCCGTGCGGCCAGCTTCGCAATGTTGGCTTCGGCGATGTCTATTAAATCCATCCCCAGCTCATCGGCGATGACTGCGACATACCAAAGAACATCTCCGAGTTCTTTGCGCATGGTTGCCTGAAACGCTTCGAACGACGAAACCCCGTCTCGATGGTACTTCTTGATCTTCTCGGCGACTTCGCCAGCTTCCCCGGCTAGCCCCAACGTCGGATATACAGCTTTTCCAAGATCTGGATACACAGCAGTAGATAGGGCAGCCCGCTGGTATTCGTTGAAGCTGATCTCTTGCTTTTTGCTCATGCCTTCCTTATCCTCCGTTCCATGAAGCGAATCAACAACAAATCAACAAAAGCCGGCCTTCAACTCTACATGCCTATGAAGCTGCGTCAAGCCCTGCGGCGCGCTGTGTACGCAGACGACTCCGTGCGTTCGTCCACGGAACTGGTCAACAAGATCCTCGAAAAGGAGATGAAGGCCCGAGGCGTGCTGAAGTGATCTTGTCGCTGTTTTCTGTCAGGAATCGGACATTAGAAGTCTCAATTGATGTCGCTGTTCGGATTAAGGATATGAAGCTGTCGGCGACCAAGTCTCTTGAAGCTATCGCACAGGCATACGTATCAGCGGACGAACTGCGAAAGGCTATTCATGATGCCGACCAAGGATGAAGAACCAACCCCATTTGCAGTCGAAGCCTTCAAAGTCGGTGAGTACATCATCGGCTTTCTGTACGACAATCGTGTTGACCCATCCGTTGGCATCTATGCCTGCGCGCTTGTGGTAGCGTCGCTGGCGCAAAAGATGGGTATCGACCTGTCGGCAGTCATGACTCAAGCCCGCGACACCGAAGCACGTTTCCGGGCTATGAACGCTACGGTCTCCAAAAATAACTAGCGGTCAATGTCTCCCCCATCGAGAGAAGATAGCGATCCGTCGCCACTTCCACGAACGGAGGAGATGGAAGCGCCAAACCCTTCAGCTTGGCTACCAGGTCCCGGGCAACCTCAGACTTCGCCCGAGCGAGTGTGCGTGATAGATAGCTGGTGGGACTTCCAAGAACTTTCAGGCGCCCGACTGGGTAAGTTGAAAATACCGACCACACCTGCTCATCTGTACATCCGGCCCGAACCAGAGCAACTGTAACGGCCCAGTCGACTTCGCTGTTTGACGGAAAGTGCTCTGGCTTCTTCCCGGTGAAGATCATCTCCTGAATCGGCCCCGAGACACGCAGAACAGCCGACACAAGATCCGGCGGCACATCCCGTGGCAGCTGCTCTAACGCCGGCTCCGGTTCGTAGGGCGGAAGGCCCACGGCTGTGAGATTGGCGTCGATCGTCGGTAAGCTGTGAACATCGGACGTGACCTTATCGGCCCAGCACCACCGTGCCGGATCCTTCCAGTTGATAGTCCCTGGAAGTCGCATGATACGGTTCCGGTTCTGTACCCAATCCGATGCTGTGAGCACACACAGGCGCTCAGCAATTTCTTCTACGGCTTCGTTTTCCTCAGCATCCAGCAGCCAATAGGCGTGATTCCCGTTGCCCGATTGGACCGTGATCGACGGCTCCGGGAACTTCAACCGCTTCAGTTCGGCCAGCACAAGGTTCCAGTCCCCTCGCTGTTTCTTGGCGTCGAAATCCACGGCCAGCGCGGTCACGGCAGCGACATTCGACACCTCGCCGCCGGCCATGGTTCGCCGAGGATTCACGCCGACGAAGGCGTTCCAGCCGTCGGCGTTCATCGCCATGACTTCGGCTAGGACGTCGGTCTGGTCTTCTCCCCACATCCACAGCATTTCGATTGCACGCCCGCGCATCAGAACGAACTGCACGAGCCGATCAGGACCTATCCGCGGGTGAAGGGTTCGAACAAACCAACGAATGTGTTCGAGCTGATCTGAATCCACGTCGTTCACGCCTTGTACTTGGCGGCGTATTCGTCGCGGCGACTTCCTTTCGTTTGACGCGAGGTCAGAGCAGATTGCAAAGTTATCTGATCTGCAATCTGAACCCCCCCTGCGTCACGGGTTAGCTTCACCTGCTCGGCATGAATCTGCGCTTTCAGGCGCATCCGTGATTGGGCCCAGTACTCGTATCGCGTCTCGGTCGTGTCGTGTGTCGGACGGCCGAGTGAATCAACCGTGTCTCGAAGGTGGACGATCTCAGTCGGAACGGCGTACACGGCAGCTGTGCGCACCGACTGCAGCGAGGCGTGTACCGGGCCCATGTGCAAAACTCGAACGGCGTCGACTACTTCGACACGCGCTGTGGGTTCTTGCTTCGCCGGATAGATATCGAGTGCGCCCATCACTTCGAGCTGATGTCGACCGCCGAAAATGCCGAACCACGAAGTGCGCTGTACTTTCCGCGCACGGCCGTTTGCACCGTAAATTCCCAGACTACCGGCCCGTGCGAATGTCGCCGTCACGTCGGGCGGGACAACGACATCCAGGGGCAGATCCGCGAGCATTTGGTTCCAGGCGTGCATCGCGGGAGCGTGTGTTCGCCGGAAGCTGGCCCAGATGTCCAGCCATTCGAGGGGGGCACTGCAGTCCAGGCCGGCGGCGGGTGCTCCGTAGCAACGAGTTACGAATTCAACCCAGTCGGCCTGTAGCTTGGCCACTTCGGGCGGCTGCAGAGCAAGAAAACTCCGGCGCTGGGCTCGGGCGCCGACGGTGATTTTGGCCCCGGGCGAGACGGCGACGGCCACTCCCGGCACGTGCAGCGTGACCACCAGCTCCAGCGGCGCGCCCGGAGATGCCTGGCGAACGCTGGTGTGCCTGACGCCGCCGCTGTCCGGCCGAATGGCCATCCAGGCATCCATCGCCCAACGGGCCATGTCCTGCTCAACCTGAGCGGCCCCTGCGTGCGCCTGCTGGGCGGCGGTGCAGGCCTGGCACCCGCTGGTGGAGACGCACAGCCGGCTGATGGTCTCGGACCAGTCGCATCCTTTGACCTTGATGCAAGCTGACCATTCTGGGATCACCGCCCGAAATTCGAGGCAATAGAGCGGTGCCGGCGCGTACTGGCCTAGGTTGCTCGCGGTCAGGCTAACCGTGGCCAACTTGTTGCATGCGGTCCAGGCGCGCTCGTGTGCGTACTTCACCGCACAACACGGGCATGCTGTGCGATCCCCACAGGCGATGGGGTTGACCGATTCAACGGAACCCTTATCCGTATGTTTGCGAATGTGCAGGCCATTTCGGCGGCACTTTCGAATTCGAGCGCGCCGGCCCTGCGGGAGTTGTGCCAAAGCATGCTGCCAAGTTGGCCAATCTTTTTCATCTACCGGTGGTATCCCAGGCTGCAAAAGAGCCTCAGGGAGCGCTGCCGGTTGGGGGTTCCAGTTGACGTCAGGTCCAAAAGAAATGTTGACCTTCGGACCAGGGGATGGTACCTGGGACATGTTGTCTTTCTTAGGGAGCGGGGTTGATAGCGTTGCTCCCTATACCCCCCATCGATACCTTGGCGACCTGGGACCCGTCAAGGTACTCGGTGGGGGGTTTTCGTTATTCTGCGTTGCAGCCGTTGCCGACGCAGAAGGCCGGGCTTAGCGACCAGCAGAATTTTTGTTGACTGGTTGTTGATTCGGCGTTAGCTAATGGTTCGATGCTCTCCCCCGGTCCACACCCGCGTGGAAAGCGTTCCTACATCTTCGCGGGCGAGTGGTTCGGCGACCCCATCCCCGGCGCGTTCAGCAAGAACGGCCGTACGATGTGCGCTGTGGATGCTGCCTGGATCTTCGCGCAGCAGGGGATGCAGGTGATCAAGGCGCCGGGATTGGGAAGGAAGTTTCAGGCCGCGTCGGAAGTACTTGAAGGCTTATTTCCGTATCAAGTTGATGGAATGGAGTTCTTGGCCCACAAGGATTATGCCTTTCTGGCTGATGAGATGGGGCTAGGAAAAACAGTCCAGGCACTATTTGCGGCCGAGATGCGGCTGTTGTGTGGTGCTGGTCCGGTCAGCGGCCCTGCCGTCCTTGTTCTGTGCCCCGCCATCGCCAAGCGGCACTGGTCCCGGGAGATCAAGCGCTGGACAGGCCACGACGCGCAGATTCTGGAAGGTGTGCGTACACTGAACGTCGTTCCGAGCGCTCGCTACGTGGTCGCGAACTACGACATCCTTTACGGCACGAGACGAAGAAGTGCCGCCGGCAAGTTGGAAGAACGTGAGGGTTTGACCGGCTGGAAGTCCACGCTCGCGGCACTCAAGTTTCCGATTGTCATCGCTGATGAAGTTCATACCCTTCGTGGTGAGAAGTCTTTGCGCCGGAACGCTGTGGCCGAAGTCGCCAAGGACAGCACATGCTTTTGGGGACTGTCCGGCACGTTGATGCCCAACCGTGTCCGGGACATCTGGGGTGTCCTGGACTTGGCCAGCAAGGGCCTGTTTGGATGGTTTTGGGTGTTCGCTAAGGCTTACTGTGGGTACGAAAAGACGATCTACGGTAGCCAGGCGAACGGTCGATCACGAGAAGAGGAGCTGGGCGCGCGGTTGAGCTTTTTCGTGCTGGGCCGGACGAAGGCCAGCGTCGGCCTGCAGCTGCCGGAGAAGCGCCGGGAAGTGGTGGAGGTGGACGTGAAGGTGGAGCATGACCGCCACGCATACACGAAAGATTCAAAACCTCTTGTAGTGGAATTCGCCCTGCGCGCCACCGCCAAGGCCAAGCAACCGGCCGTCATCGAAATGGTTAAGGAGGCTATCCTTGCGAAGCAAAAAGTTGTCGTCTTCACGTACCTCCGTGCGCAAGCGGAGGACATCGGCCGAGCTGTCGTCTGGGAAAACGGGAGTGTGTTCGTCGTTAACGGTGATCAGACTCCTGAACAGCGAGATATTAGTGCTCAAGCGTTTCGTGAATCAGCTGCACCGGCAGTATTTGTCGCTACGATTGACTCCGTTGGAGTCGCGATTTCTCTCGTCGGAGCTGACCTCATTATCTTCGCAGATCTCTCGTATGACCCGTCAAAGCTTCTTCAAGCTGAGGCGCGGGCGCATCGTATCGGATCCGAACGACCTGTTCTGATCCGTTACGTCATCGCCGCCGGCACGCTGGAGGAAGACATTGCCGAGATGATCGTGAACAAGCTGGAAAATATCCAAGCAGCGATGGGCGCTTTCGTGGAAGGTGTCGAATTGTCGTCGCAGCTTGGCCGAGGTAAGAAGGAAACAACTGAGGCGATCGTCGATAGACTTTTCGCCAGACTGATGGAGGGATGAGATGGCCGCAGCGATTCGGTTTACATGTGTCCATAAGTTCGTGGATGGGGCTTCGTGTTTTAATGATACGGGGCCGGGTTCGGCCTACTGCGAAGTGCATCAGCCAGAGAATAACAAAAAGGTTGTTTTTGACCCTGTGAACAACCCTTCCCACTACGGCGGCTCTGACAACCCTTACGAAGCCATCAAGGTTATCGAGGTGTGGAAACTTGGCTTTAATCTCGGCAACACATTGAAGTACATCGCCCGAGAAGCGTTGAAGGGAACGGCGTTAGAGGACCTGAAGAAAGCCAGATGGTACCTGGACCGCGAGATCGCCAACCGGGAGAAGGCAAAATGACGGCACTGAAGGTGACAATCGAACGTAAGCAGGGCGAATGGCCGGGACATTTCTACTTGGACATGCGCACAGAGATTGATGGATGTGAGTGTGGACTGCGCACATCCGAGTACGACATGACCACTGCATCTGGTCGCGCTGGAGAACGTCGACTAGTAGAGATGCTGTGGTGTTCGGCGGTCGTAACCCATCAGGTCGGCCCAGCAGTAAATGGATCAACATGATCATGCGCTGCCCGAAGCAGTCAGCCGGGCTGCACACCATGCTTGATGACGAGTGCGCTTGTGGTTACACACTGCGGGCCACAGAAGAACACCGGCGCACCATCAAGGGGATGATTCCGCCGATGATGTTGGACTACGCACAGCTCATCATCGATAAGGTTCCGGGCGTCATCTTGTATCGGTCGTTGCTGCCGATCGGGTTGTTGCTGGAGCAGGGGCGGAAGGTTCTTCGGTGAGCAGCCCCCACCTCGACCGGCCCGACGAAGTTATCACCCCAGGCGGGTTGTCCATCCAAGGCCCGCATCGGGTGGAGGCGTTCGAGCGCTGTCCCCAGTTGGAATCCTTTGCACATGAGCTTCACCTGCGGCCTGTGATGGCCCGTCGGGGGCCCGGGATCGGCATCTTGGTCCACGATGGATTGGCCTACCACTACGCATACATGCTGCCTGTTGAGCAGCGGCCTGCCTGGCTCGTGTACGAAAACGGCTTCGAGATGATGAGGAAGCGGGGCAAGGCCCTGTTCTACCCGCAGGAGTACATCGACGTCGCTTGTTTGACCTATGAGAGCTACCAGAAGCATTATCGGACGGACAACCTTTACCCCATCATCATCGAACACCAATTTCTCGTACACTTTCCAAACGGCGAACCATATTCGTGCCGGACGGACTTGCTTGCACATTGTGACTACAGCACTCCCGGATATTGCCTTGCTGTCGTGGATCACAAGACGGGCGCCCAGATGGGTAATGAGGGTGCGAAGTACTCCATCGATCGGCAGATGGCTTCGAACATTGCCCTTGCTCGCGCCTGTGGATACGACGTTCGGAAGGTTATCATCAACTTCCTGACCACTAAGACGCCGTTCAAATGCGAACGCTTTGAAGTGCCTATCAATCCATACGCTTACGCGCGACTCGGTGACGATACTCAATATTGGCTTGACAGGATGAAGGCTATACGGCTAACTCATCCCGACCCGATGAATCGCCCACGAGCACGCACCGCCTGTGTCCATGGCAAGTTCGGCCCTTGCGATTACATGGACCTGTGTTGGCGCGGCGGGAACATCAACCAGTTCACTGTCCCGGCCGAGAAGGTGACGAAGCGATGAGCCGAAAGCCTTTACTCGAAGATATTCGTGGAGCACTTCGCAGTGAATGCTGTGTGGGCATCGACCCGAAAGTGGTGGCCCGGCTCTTGACCCATGTTGAACAGGCTATTTTCGAAATGAACCAATTACGCCGGCTGATGGACAACCTTGATCCGTCGATGCCGAAGTGGGAGGACCGCACCGATTCGAACCGGGCGAGCATCTTGACCAACTACTTCAGTAACATCACTAAGACCTGGGAACAGTTGAATGGTCTTTGAGATCATCTCTGGTGATCAGGTTGCCGCCGCTGTCGCCGCTGAAGCTGCGAACATCATGATCTATGGTGCGCCCGGCGTCGGCAAAACCACAGAGGCCGTAAAAGCCTTCTGTGTGAATGGGCGATGTACAGCGTTCTATGCCCAGTGCGAGGATGGGGCACTGAAATCCATCCTGACTCAGGGATTGCCGCTGCCAGATACCGTACGGAATTCACAGACCGGCCTGCCGTTGACCATCATCGGGTGGGAACCGTTGTGGGACATCCTGTGCTATGTCGCCACGCACCGGCAGTTGTACAATGCGTTGATCATCGATACCCTTACCACCTGGACGGCCAGCACGTACGCCGCGCTTCAGGCTGCTGGATTTGGAAAGGGTAATGGTTGGGCAATTCCGATGTACATTCGTGACCGCCTGATCGACTTGCGAAACTACGCTCGTCAGTTGGGTGTCCACGTCATCTACACTGCGCATTTCCGGGACCCTTATAACGAAGATGGAATCTTCTACAAAGGTGGACCGTCACTGTCCCCCAAGAAAGCTAGCGAGCTGTTCTACGGAACCGTGGACACCATGCTTCGGGCCGACTACATGAGCATCGGCGGAAACGTCCAGCGCGTGTACTACACTGGCGGGCTGGATTGGGACAAGGCCACTCTTGGCATGCAACCGCCGTCGGTGATGCAGTGGTTTCAGAAGAATCGTGAAAATGTCTCGCAAGCGGTCATTCCAGCCGACTTGCGAAACTACCTGCTGGCCCGGCGCCCGCCGTACCAGGGTCTGTGAAAGAGAACAACAAAGGAGAAACGCTATGACCACCCCGTTCGCAAACAACTTTCAGGCGCCCGCGCAGGCACAGGGCGCTGGCCAGCCGATGGGCGCATTCGTCATTCCGGCGGATCCCACGTGGGAGCCGATGGAGTTCGGCGACTACTTGCCGAAGGAAGGCTATTTCTGCTTCAAGATTGTGGGAGAGAAGCCGCACGAAAAGGGTGTGTTCCTGACCCTGGAGGTGCAGGATCCGGACTTCGCCGGCAAGCGGGTTCAGACGCTGCTGGACAACCTGGAGAAAGATCAGAAGAAGATCTGGAAGTGGCGCGGGCTGATCATGTCGATCACCGGCAACAAGGACGCCGGAAAGGCCCAGTTTCAGTACAACCCGGGCGTCTTCACCGGGCAGCTGTGCTACGCCAAGACCAGCAGCTACGCCGCCCAGAACGGCGACAACCGCACCGGGACCGATAATTGGGTGACCAGGCCGGAATGGGAGGCGCAGGTAGCCGGCGGGAAGCATCGCTGGGATGCCGAGGTAAAGGCGTCGAACCGGCCTGCGGGGTACGCACCGGCTGGTCTGCCCGGGGGCTTCCCGGTTCCTGGTGCCCCCGTGGGTGTTCCGATGCCAAACGGAATGCCGATGCAACAAGCTCCGGCTCCGGTGGTCCCACAGCCGCCGCCCCAGCCTGCTGCGCCGATGATGTTTCCGGGCCAGGCTGCGACTCCTCAGGCCGTACAGCCGCCGCAGCCCGCCTTTGCTGCTCCCCCTGCCGGCACGGTCCCGCAGCCCGGGGCTGTGCCGTTCAAGTTTCCGGGTCAGCCATGAAAAAGCACGTCCACAAGAACGGTAAGTGCAGCAACCCAGATGCACACCGTGACGGTCGGACGAAGGGTGCCCGCAAGCTGATCGGCATCTACTGGGGAACGGTTGGGAAGCTTTCTCAGCGGGCCAAGAAGAAGGTGAAGGCCGTCAAGAAGGCGAAGGGTATCGCGCAGGCGATCAGCTTCGCGAGAAAGTTGAAGGCGGCGTGACGTGATCTGGTTCTGGATTTGGTCTGTGTTGGGCTGGGCGCTGACTGCTACTCCGACAAGTGGAACGCGCACCGATGAATTCCCGGAGCACAGACGTGAACGCCTTAGACCTGTGAAATCTGGTGGGGCTCTTCGAATGACCAATCTGACGCGGGAAGGTGGCTCCCGGCCGGTCGGAACAACAAATTAGTTGAGGTTACAAACTGCTTGCCGGTACCGCTGGACCGGCAGGGGTGAGCATCGAACAGCGGTGCGATGTCTGGGCGCATGAACTCTTCAGCTTCGGCTGAACCCGGACAGCACAGCAGCGCACGTGCAGGCGATCGCCCCTCGGGGTCAATGTAGTCTCCACGAAACGCGGGCTGTGTCTGGGAGGGTAGGTAAGCGGAAAGCCGCCCCCGACGATTGCGCTGGAGTTACAGGGCGCTTAGGGGGAGACGGAGGTTCGAATCCTCCCCCTTCCACGGGTTTCAACAGGAGAACAAATCATGAACGCTATCGTTGTCGATCTGGAAACTGTTAAGGACTTTGCCGTGTGGCGCCCGACCAAGGAGAAGCCGGCTCCTATTCCCACAGACAAGTGCGTGAAGTGTGGAAAGGATTTGCCAACTGACGGCAGTGAACCGGAGAAGTGCGAGAAGGCCAAGCGCGGAACATGCCGAGGGCCCACCGAATCGGAGCTGGAGAAGAATCAGTCCAAGATCGAAAAGGATGAATTCCCTCCGCCCTACGCCTGCAAGATCATTGCCTTCGGTGTCATGCTCATCACCGACGACATGCCAAAAGGGTTTGGCGTTTGGACCGCCAATCCCAACGAGCCGATGCAGGAACGGTCCGTTCTGGAAGCCTTTGCTGCACAGATGAAGAACATTGGTCAGGCCGATGTGGTGACCTGGAATGGCCGGCACTTCGACCTGCCCGTGATCGAGGCTCGGAGCATCCGGCACGGCGTGCAACAGCCTTGGTACAACGCCGAGTACAGACGGGTGGGCGAGATGCCCAACACCGATCTGCAGGTCGTATACTGCGGCGGCCGGTATGGGCACTACATGCATATGCACGAAGCCGCTCAGCTGATCGGCCTGCCAGGCAAGAATGGTGTGGACGGCTCGATGGTGGAAAAACTTGCCGAAGTTGGCCACTTCAACACCATCACACAATACTGCGAACGGGACGTCGTTCAGACCGGCTACTTGTTC